TTTGGTAATTGAACTAGCATAAGGAATTAATTCTAATAAACGCGAATAATTTTGGAATGGTTTCTGTTGAAAATCACCATCTAAACCAAATATCCAAATAGTTAGAGCTTTTTTAATAGTTCTCCGTGAGTTCATTATATTTAAAACAGTTTCATAAAGATCTGTAAAAAACTGGGCTTCATCGATAAGTAGATATTTCTTTTCAGTATAGCAATGGTTAGGTTCATTCATATCTAATTGATAAAGCTTAACCAGACTTTCAGAATCTATTTTGCAGCCATTATGACTACAAATTTTATTATTATCATAACGTGAATCACTAGAATGATTTACAAGTAATATTTCATCCATAGGTACCCCGTTTTGAACTAGTTCATGCACCTTATTAATCAGATGTGTTGTTTTTCCGGCAAACATTGGTCCTACTACTAAATGTAATTCTATTACAGGATCGCCCATTTTTTGAACTTATTACCTTCTAGATGTTTATCTGTTGGCTTTTTAAAAGCCAAAAATATCTTTTATATTCAATTTTATTTTACTTTACTAGAAATACAAAATAAAAAACTTGGAAAAAACTTTAAATAATAATTATTTGAAAAAATAATAAAACAAATGAACTTATTCTAAATCTAGAACACATATTGAAATCATATCCATTTACTCATCATCTGAGTTTGCGGCATCTTGTTTTTCGGTCTCGTCATCCTCATCCTCATCTCCAGCAGCTGCTGCAGCACCACCTTCAATGGAATCCATTTCATATTCAGTTGTCTCATAAGTCACGGCACACTTACCTAGGGTAAAATTAACTGTAGCCTGCTTAGCAAACCAGATATGGCGACTGTAGAAATCGAGAGATGTAATATCCAAGTCCTTATTGATTAAATCTTCAGTGTTCTGAATGGCCTTGCCTGTCTCGGAATTGATAATCTTACCATCAAAACCCTTTTCATCAGAGAAGTAAATCTTCAGCCAAATGCTAGGGTCATAAGTGGGCTTCTCTCCCTTCTTAACTTTTTCGGTATCAGTCTTGTTGTATGAATAAATCTGTTTGACCATAGGACGAGCTAGCTTAGCCGTCTTCTTAGCTCCTAGATATTCCTTACTATTTGCTACTAGCAAGTTAAACACTTCTTCATCCAGACTTTCAACCATCTTACGGAAAGTAGGATCAGAAAGTCGAATACTCATAGAGTAGGAAATTGGTCCTTCCTTATCAAACTTGAAGATGCGCGCCTTGATATTCTCAAGATGAACTCGCAGTGGACGCTCTTGATAGAGCATCTTGCAGAACTTACCACCCTTCTCGTGCTGTTTAAGCTCAGTCAGAGTGATGTGTCCGGCATTATATTCTTCAGGCTTGAGACCGTGGCTCTCACCACTACCCTCACTCACACCAACTACATTGATTTGGGTGACCTCCATTCCAAGACGATATGATCCAGCACCCAGCTTAACTTTGAGAATATGGAAACAAACATCTACAATGTTATTTTTGGCCAAAGCCACATTAAGATCACTCACATCTGGAACTTCTTCAGTCTTGCTGCGGCACGTGAAATCACGGCTTAGAGTTCCACCAATTGCAGTTGCATCTCCATACTTTTCATTCTTACTGACACTTGTCTTCAGCATATCGTGGCATTCCTCCACAGTGAAATCATTATCAAACCAGGCCTGAGAATTCTCGTGACCGATTTGTTCCAAATAGCGTTCAAAGGTATTAATCATATCAATGAACTCCTCATCCTTCAGCGCCATAAAGATGCTGAACTTATCCTTACGTGGCTTGCTCTCCTTCGCAGGAGCAGCATCCTTATCCTTGTTCTCAATCTTTTTAAAGGTCTTAATCACACATCCACGGGCAACAACAAGTAGCTTGTTATCAGGACCCGCACCATCACGTGCATAGCTAGTATCAACCCACTTCAAACCAAGTTCGGTGTTATTCTTAACATTGCTAAAACGCACATTCTCCTTAACAAATTCATTAGGATTCAACGGCTTAATAATCTTCTTCTTAGTGGACTGTTCGACAGATTTGTTGGCAGACATTTTGCGAATCGGGGGGAAAGTAAAGGCTTCTAAAATCGAAGGAAATCGGTTTTGTACTATGTTATAAAGTTATATATTAATTCTTTAAGTTATTTTAAATTCAATTTTTTATTTTAGATTTAAAAAAGATAATAACCAGGAAAAAATGGAAAAAATAGTACAAACCAAGTAAATTAGCAAAAATAACTTATTTATTTAGATAGATAACATTCTTACGTGGTGTACGCTTCTTTATTATTACAATTGGGTATGTAGTGTTAAGCTTATATTTGGTAGTCTTTTTGTTATTACTAGATTTGGATTTGGATTTGGATTTGGAGAGTAATCCTTTTGATAGTGTCTTACTTCGTTTATTCTTTTTACTTGATTTGTTTCTTATTCTGATTCTAGATAATGTAGAAATCTTGCCAGTAGAAATCTTGCTACTTAGTAGATTATTTTGTTTTTTTAATTTTTGATATAATTCATTGAATGATGTATCATTTAATTTTTTGCTTATTACGGGATTACAAGTAAAAGGTGCGTTGTCATTCTTTCGATTATTATTGGATAACATATTTTTAATTTCACAAAGGATTTTGCCTTGTTCTTTAAAAGTTTTATTAAAATTGAGACTATCTAGAGTTATATTTTCTGCTTCTTTTAAAATCTTATCAAGTTCGGTAGCAGTATTATTTTTTATAGTTCTAGATTCCTTGCTTCTTGATTTGGTCATTTTACCTATAATCAATATCTAGTATTTACTATCTACTATCTACTATTTACTATAACATACTAAGATTAAAATAGGTATTATTGCGATACATTAAATATTACTAAATAATAAGTTTATAGAACATCATAAATTATAAAATGTCAGGTACTGAAAAAGTTGAGGATACTAGTTATATAAAACCAGATTCGCAAAAGCAATTACATTCAATATCTAAAGAAGAGCTGATTACTAAACCTCCTAATACTAATAATGCTAGTGAGATATTAGCAGGTGGTTCCGAATTTAGACTAGAAGATGATGTCCACAATGATACCAATATGAATGCTGAAAATTCGCGATCCAGTTCCACTGAAGTATATAAAACAGAAGAACAATCAGTCGAACAATCAGGCGGTGGTGTATCTGTACTCGTTGAATATAAAATTAAATACCTAGTACCAGATGATGAGCATTTGGTAAATATCGATAGGATAAAATCTACAGTAAAAAAATACATTGAGAATTATCAATCTGATGCTATGAAAAAATACAAACAATTATTTAAGATTGTATATCAAAAATATAGTAGCAAAAGATATTTAATAGATAATACTGATACTGAAATCATTGTAAGTAGAGTGTCGGAAGGTTCAGCCAAAGCCTCCAAAAATGAAAAACGTGATATTGTATATGAAATATCCAAGCCAAAATATATATTTTATAATAAAGACAATAATCTTATTCATATGAAATCCATAATTAGTAATAAGAGACTAGAATTACAGATACATTATCAATCTTTAGTAAATAAACTAGATGTGCAACCAGAAGAAAAGAAACAATTTGAAAAAGAACGCAAACAGTTTATTGATCTGCTAGAACGCTATTATATTTACGATTTATATAATCATCAGATAAATAATATTTCTCTAGAGGGAAAATCTAATATTGTCGTCCAAGAGTTGCACGGATTCCTAAAAGATAATACTGAAAAAAAATTTACACTAGATGGAAATCTATATACAATTGATAATTCATTAGTAGAGAGAATAAATGCAAATAATTCTAACAGATTGAATACATATAACGATCTAATGGTTAAACTACAAAGTTCTAAATCTACTTCAAGTTCTAGTAGCAAAGAAAAAGCTGATAAAACAGAAAAAGATAAGAGAGAAAAACTAATTGATGAAATAAAAGAATATCTTAAAAGTAATGACGAAAATGCAAAATTAAATAATGAAATTAAAGATGCAGTGCGGATTCAAAATACATATATAGATTACATAATTTACAAATTACCAAGTAATTAACTATATTTCATATTTATTTTGCATCAAATGCTAGAAGTAGTTGGACGAGCTCTTGCTTAGTTCCAGTTGTCTTAAGACCATGTGACTTTGCAATGTCTTTCAATTGTTTTACGGGCATGCTGTTATAATCAGTCTTGGGTGTGTCTATTTCAATAGTTTTAATATTTTCCTTATTTTCCTTATTTTCGTTTAATAATTCATTACTCTCACTGTTTGCTTGATTAGATTCTGTTTTTTTAGTTTGGTTGGTATTTCCGTTTAACAATTCACTTAGATCTATATCTTCTACTTTAGTAACATTTACATTTGGCTGAACTGTTTTAATATCAACCGGTTCTAGAATATCAATATCATCGATATCTTGAATATCATCTAAATTAAAATTGCTATTGTGATTAATAATATCATTTGTTTCATCAATAGGAGCAGTGGCAATAGATAATGTATCTTCTAAATCATCAAAAATTTCTGCATTAGTTATATTTACGGTATCAATATTGAATAAGTTATCCTTAGTTATTTGGATATCACCTTCTTTATCAAGTATATGACTATCGGATTTGCTAGATACTAGTTTATCGGTATCAAATTCTTCGCAATTATCATCTAAATCAAGTTCTTCCATATTCATATCAGTATCTAGATTTGGATCAGGTTCATTGGCATCATCTAGATTATCTAAGTCGTGTAAATCAATATTTATTTCTTTATTCTCATTGGTATTTTTATTTTCAGTTGTTGTCTTTTCCGATGTATTGGATAAATTATGACTAATATATCCTTCCTTATTGATTATTATATTATTCGTCGTCGTGTTACCTTCTAGATTATCAACATTTTCAGTATCTATATTGATTATTTTTGTTGGTGATAAAACACTTTGCTTAAGTTCTACTGATACTTCCTTGGCAATTTCATCATTTACATTAAGCTTATCTAGTGTGCCTGCACTATAATTTGAATTATCCGGTTTTATATCTACGCTAGAGCTTTGCGTTTGCCCACTAGATTGCCCACTAGATTGCCCGTTTGTTAGTGTTTGAAAAAGAACCGTATTTATCTTGCTAAAAGTTTCATCATTATGCATTTGCTGGTTTAGAAATATTTTCTTGAGGTCTTCAACACGACCCTTGAGTTCTTCAATCTCTCGAACTTTCGTAAAATTGGAATAAAGAAGATATAGACAACATAGACTTACTAGAACAAGTGCAATTAGCATTAAATTTGAACTAAAACTATTAAGATTGAAATCCATCATACTATATCGTACTATATTATAACCTTATAACTTATATTGGCAGGATGGTAATACTTAAGATAATGCTAGAATTATAAACTTTGGAATAAACGTAAAAAATATAAAATATAAAATATAAAATATAAAAATAAAAATTAAAAATTCCAATTATCAAGATAAAAGTTTTTAGATAATTCAAATATATGTTTCTAGTCGATATCAATATTGTTTAGAGCCACTTTATATTTCATGAGTTTTTGATAGCATTTATCTATGGTTACTTGACTAACCTGACAAGTTTGAATAATTTGGTATTTTTTAATATTAATATTTAGTCTTTCAATAACATAGAATAATATAGAAGCTATTCGTGATAAAGGATTATGTTTGTCTAAGTAATTATTAGATTCTACATGTTCTAGTATTTGTTTACCAGCTTGATAAACTCTATCATCTAGACCGAGCAAACTAATAAATCTGTTTAATTTGCCAGTATAATTAGCTATAATATCATTATGCTGATTTGAAATAGATTTATTATCATTATGTCTATCACTATCTGACATTTCATCATCACTATCATCTTCAGAGCTATCGGAGTCATCTTCTGAATTATCTTCTTCGTCATCATCACTAGAATCTGAATCACACGATTCATTACTTTGTAGATTATCTCTCTGCATTTTCTTACTGTCTACTAGTGCTTTACCAGCTTGTTTCTCCTTAAGAATGATATTATTCCAAATTTCTTCAAAGACTTTAATCCCGCGACGCAGAGTTTTATTATTTTTTAGACGGCATATTTTGGCAATTTCCAAACTATTCCGTGGACAGCCCTTTAACTTACATGCTAACGCAATAGCACCAGCTTTCATACCATCTTTCTTAGTCCGTCTTGCAGCTTTAACTTCACTAACACGTTTAAACATATGCTTAGCTTCTTCAATAACACATTGATTAAGACCAGAATTCATTGCAATTATAGTAATATTGTTGAAAATTTCCATAAGGGAACTTTCTTTATAAGTAGTTGAATACCACCGACTCATATTACGAATTCTCTTAGTAGTAAATGATTCCCGACCACCCCATCCTACCAATCCACCCATACTACTTTTAGGCAATAGTTCATTAGTTGGCATATCACATCGAGCCTGGTCACCACCTCGGCTATCATCATTATTGTAATTGCGCCATTCTTGCCCAGCATCAATAACAGATTCTATTTTAAGACCACATTTGAGGCACACGTAAAAACCATCAATCTCTTTAATTTTATAGCTACTACATTCTATACATTTAAAATTTGCTAAGGAATCATTTAAATCTTTATAATCTGATGAATCTAATATGTTTGATTTAATATTGTTCTGAGTTTGTATTTCTTTCTTTTTCTGCCTTTTTTCATTAGATATCTCTAGAAGCATTTTGGAAATATCTAATTCCATTTTTTATGGTTTTTAAACCAATTGCTTAAGAGGCAAATAATGGGCATATCCTTAAATAAATCTATGGGAAAAATAATATTCAATTTTATTTTTTAAATATATAAATGAAAAAAAAAATAATAAAGTAATTAAAACAATATAAAGAAAATTAAATCTACTACTT